AGAAGCAGCGCGGAAGGCCGCGCTTGCAAGATGGGGGACAGCCCCCGATGCGTCCGCACTGAAAAATGATGCGTCACGCATGCGTCACGCATGCAAAAACGATGCGGAACGCATGCGTCACGCATATGAAAACGATGCCAATAATATAAGAGAAGATAATAATAACAACATCAACAACAATGCGCGTGCGCGCGTATGCGAGGATTTCCAAGAGGAACTTCTTAAGCAAGGCGAATTCTGGGAGACCGCAAGCATGCGATTCAAAAAATCGGTTGATGAGTTGAAGGCTTATGTTATTCCATTCGGTCAGGAAGTGGTGTGCAAGGGTACAAGGCATAATGGCTTCAGCGACTATCGGAGACACTTCTTCGATTGGTTGCGAATACAATTGAATAATGACAACAAATCAAAACAACAACGGAAGGTTGAACCTTCCAAGCGTGGACGGGCTGAAAGCGATGCTGTTACAGCAGAAGATTTCGCGCGAGGGTTTTAACGTTCCGATTCACCCGGATGACTTTTACAAAGTCTTCGTTGCGGCCTACAATGCTGAAGTCGAATATCGCGGAAGTAGGGCAGAGCTGGATGACGAGAATGGCACGAAGTACATCCTATGGGACATCAGCAAGATGATGACAACGACTGGCAGGAAGAAGAACGGCCTGATGCTTAACGGCCTATACGGCAACGGCAAGACAACGACTGTGTTAGCCCTAAAGGCTACGCTGAACTTCCTTCGTGACAAGGGCTATGTTGACGGAGACAGGCTGGGCGTGAGAATCATTGATGCCAAGCAGCTCGCCATTCTGGCACCCAACCCGAATGCCATGACGGATCTAGCGAAGATCGAATGTGCCTTATGCATTGAGGACATGGGGCGTGAGGCCAGCGAGGTGATGAGCTACGGAAACATCCTGAGTCCCGTGGCCGACATCGTTGAACAGCGTTATGCCGACCAGCTTTTCACCATCATCACGACCAATCTGACTCCCGAACAGATCAAGGAGCGTTACGGTGGGCGTGTTGCAGACCGATTCCGCGAAATGCTCGAAGTGATCACCTTCAGGCATGCGTCGTATCGGTGACCATAATAGAACCAACAACAACAAACGAAAAAGGATATGATGACGATATACGTTGACGTGATGACGATGGACATGGATAGATTCATCTGCACGGAGAAGGTTGAGATTGACCCTGCATTCTACAAGCTGGATGAGGTATGCAAGGAGGTTGTGAGACGGCACCCTACCCTTAAGGGCAGAGATGACATCGTCTTCATCCCCGAATTCAACAAACCAAAACCTATCAGACGATGAAGAATATCAGCAAGGAAGATCTTGAGGGAAGGCTTGCGGCACGGTGTGAATTTTTCTCTCTCGTCCAGCGGATGCGATTCCTGCAACGCAAGTTCTACGAGGAGAAGCGAGGCACAAGGAACGAGAAGCAAGAACTCTACGCGATACTCGACAGAGTGGATGCCATTATCGAACGTGGCGTGACCGCACTCAAGAAGGCAGGATTGGTTGAGGATGACCCCGACAAGAGGTGGAACGGTGGGTACGGAGATCTATCCTACTGCCAAACACCTCCGAGGATTTCATATAATGCCCGTAGAGGCGTTAAATTCCCGAAGAGGATGGATTTCTTTCTTCGAGTTATGGAGCTTCGTAAATGGCAAATCAGAATCTCGACTACTGGGCAGACATCCGTATGCCTTACTCCGCTGTTCGGGTTGTGCGAACTTGTGGACAGACACATCGCCCAGGGCGAACTACACGACCAACTTGAAACGCTGTCCGAAGAGACGGTGATCTACCCCGACTACTCCTACAAGGAAGAACAAGAAACAACAACAGAAGAATATGAAGAATGAACTTGAACTGAAGATCGACAAACTTGCCGAATGCAGCAAGGAACTGGGAATAGCACCGGTTGAACTGCTCATGACTATCTACATGGAGCTTTGCCTTGGCTATGCATTCGAGGCTACGGGACAACTGATGCGTGTGCCCTACTTCCAGAAGCACCGAGGCAAGAAGCTATACAACATGGCTCACCGCCTGATGATTGAGAGTGATGACCGAATCTGCCGATTCATCGGTGACAAGGATCGGCTGGACTTCATCAACAAGGTGTGTGATGATTACACGGAGCATATCCGCGAGAGCATTACACGCTATCGGGAGACCATCAACAAGATTCTGCTTCGCGGAGATTATCCCTACGTGAATGCGTATGTTGCGATGGTTACGGCCTCTTCGGTGATTCACCTTGCCAACGACATGGAGCAGGATTCACTCATCGGAGTGATCAAATCCATCTCGTTCGTCAATGACGGTGGCGTGATGAAGGTGTTCAAGGGCTACAGCGACTACGTGCAGCACTGCCAGTCCATGAGCGTCAGGAAGTTGCGCGATGCGTTCCTCCAGATTGAGAAGGAATTCGATACGGTCAGGGAATTGCAGGACAGCCGGGTGACGTTCACACCGACCGACCGCAAGGTTATCGAGAACATATCAAGAGAGGTGGTCGGGAGATTCTATCAGATCGGAATGCTCGTTGACTCCATCGAGAAGCACTCCCGTAAGGTGGTATAACTAACAACAATATTAACCAATCAACCTACAATGACTATGGACATCATCAAGAAACCCATCGTTAAGCACGACATCGACTTGTGCTGCGAGTGTGCAGCATTCTGCCACGAAGACAAGGGTAACCGCCCCTTCTGCAAGATGAAGCAGAAGTTCCTGCTGAGCGCGTTCACCCAAGCATGCGACAATCCGCAATATCCTGCGGATCTGAGGAAGAAAAAATACCGCAACCAAAAGAAGTAGACTATGGGAGACTATGTAACCAAGGTGATTCCGTTCACCATGGAGTTGGCCGAGATGATTCTCCGAGGCGAGGCCAAGAATTGCGAAGTGCAGACGCGCGAAGGACTCAAGGCCAGACTCCTTGCAACCGACATCAAGGACGTTAGGACGGTTGCAGCTGCCGTGACTAATGTTGCAGGAATGGAGGCTGTTGACACGTTCTACCGGGACGGCACTTTCTATGAAGATTCCAAATATTCCGACTATGACCTTGTGATTCGAGTCAGAACATTCTATCGGGATTACAAGAACTTCAGACCGACCATGTATCAGGCTTGCCTTGTGCGAGACGTATGTGGATGGTGCGAGTCGGTATGTGTTGGATGGCAAGGTAACGATCCCGACCTAACCCCGGTATGGTTAAGCTGTAAAGCGAGGATTGCAAGCAAGTTCGAGGCTATCCCCATGACGGCCAACACCATCGGGATTCTAGGTAAGGATATCTCCTACGAAGAATATGTTAATGAACAGATGAGGGATATACCTCTTAATAAACTGATTGAGAATGACTAAGAACAACAGATGGAAGCTGTTTAAGTATAGCTGGCGTAACTACATCCCCGAAGCAGTCATCGCAACATTTGCGTTGGTCATGTTGATATACGCAATTATCGGTGCGTTCTATGGATTCAGCAAATTGGCTATCGTATTCGCTTCAATGTCAGCTGCTCTTCTTGTCGGGATGATGCTCTCTTTACTTTGTTCACGTAGCATTCCAACGAAAGGTGATTTTCCGAAGATTTACGCTAAAAAGTTTCTGTTGGAGAAATGGAGCACCGATTTGGACGGCATTAAGATGGGTAGTGAGGATGGTGCAATATACATTGTGGTCATCACCCACGACGGCTTTGTATTCCAAGTGAATACGTATGACACAAGATTAGACAACCAAGCCGAAGAGATGCGCTCATCGCTCGACTTCTTCAGAAAATTTCGTCTCGCAAAGATTCATTACATCAAGGCTATTGACCTGCTAAA